TTTCATCATCCCATGCATCTGCATAGTTGTGCGGAAACGCATTACCTAAATAATGTATTTTACCTTGTTGTTGTCGTTTATGAAAGTGTCCACTAAACACATATTCTTGATGTTCAAAATGTTCTGCACGTAATTCGCCATGATCAGGCATCTGCACCATAGCATTCATATAAAAACTAGGAAGCTCAAAGTGACCAAATAGATATTTAGATTTTAATTTTGAAACTTTTTTCCATTCGTCTCCTACTAACCAAGGAACTAATGCAACATCGTCTTCTTCGTATATTTCATCGATAAATGTTATACCAGGAATATATTGAGCAAATGCTGTTGAATTAATATCACGTTTGTCTTTGTAATACAAATCGTGATTGCCATCAAAAAAGTAAAACTTTTCAAATGTCTCGCCTAGTTTCTTCATACAACGGATTGTTGCATCCATAGTTGTTAAATTTAAACTGTTTCTGTTGTGATGCCAATCTCCGCAGAAAATTCCAGTTTCACAACCGTTTTCTTTTGCTTGATTAATGTACCAATCGATAAATTTTTCACAGTCGTCATTATGAACACGACTGTTTCCTTTTAGGCCAAAATGTATATCTGTAAAGACTGCTGCTTTTTTAAACAAGTGAGATTCCTTTTATGTTCATCTTATTGTATATGAAATTTTGCGGAATGTCAAGAGAATTATTTGACGCCTTGTTCCCGTTTTACAGCAGCTTCCCATTCACCGGAATGTTGTCTTGTATAACTAGGATCTAATCCATTTTGTTCTAATATATCATCTCTAATGTTTTGATTGCGTTTTTCAATGTTGATAACACGTACAAATGAGTTAGTGACGGCTGCTGTGTAGTATGCAAACGGGTTATTAGATTTGCTTTCATCAAATTGCAAACCAATCTGTGCAAGTTGTAGGATTGCTTGTCCTCGCATTTCGTCATTGTAAGTATATCCTCTAACGTTACTTCTTGTGCCGTATCTGTCACAGAGTTTCATCCACATGCGAGCAAGTTCGTTTGTTGCCTTGCCGTGATCTTTATTAAAGAATCCATTTTCCATTCCGCCTTCCCAATGGCTTTTGCCTACACATACAAGTTCGTCGTTTTCGTTAAATTTGTAGTGTTGAAATGGAGGAAAATTAAGTTTCACTTTAGTGTCTGCAATAGTTTTTGGTGTTTTTTTACGTCCAGGCTCATCTGGAATATGATCAAAAGTCATTACACGAAAAATTAATTCCTCTTTTGTAATTTTCCTATAATCAATTTCGCAATCAGCTTGTTTAACTTTTTCACCAGATAGTTTTCTTGTTTCATAATCAAGGGTTCCAAGACGCTTTGCTTTATTACGTTTTGCCTCTGCTATAGTTCTTACATTAATTTTTTCAATACTAGGTAAAATTATATCGTATTGAGCATAATCTTTGTCTACATAACTACAAAAACTTGATTTTGATTTATGTATTTCTTTTAGCATGTCCTTGTTATTAAGGTAATTTTGTCTTCTCATAAATGTTTCCCTATCTATATTTACACTATTATAATATACGTGCTTAATTTTGTCAACTAAATAGTGTATAGGAGAATGTAAATGTCTGAACCATATTACGAAGTTAATGGCAGGCCGGTATCAAAAGAAGAATATGATGCTGCCCAGGCTGAACTAGCAAAATATAATCCTAGAGCCCAAGCACCAAAAGATGGAGTGCAAGAAGAACGCACAGCGTCTACTGCTACATGGGCAGGTTTTAACTCTGATTGGCGTGTTAAACTTGGTTACAAAAAAGGTTCTTATAGTGGAATACTAGAGCCATTAGCTATAACTGGCGGTGTTGTGTTTCCTTATACTCCTACTGTAATTGTTAACCATACAGCTAATTACGATACATTGCATCCTGTACATACTAATTATCCGTTTTATGCCTACCAAAATAGTCAAGTGGATCAAATGACAATTACTGGGGACTTCGTTCAACAAACTCAAGAAGATGCAGCATATTGGGTTGCAGTTATGCACTTTTTAAGATCTAGTACAAAGATGGCATATGGTGAAACTTCTAATCAAGGTAATCCACCACCGCTATTAAAATTAAATGGATATGGTCAGTTTGTTTTTAACAATGTTCCGGTTATTTTACAAACATTTATGATTGACTTGCCGGCAGATGTAGACTATATTGAAACAACATTTGGCGACGGTGGTAAAACATATGTTCCTGTAAAATGTCAAATAGCTCTTACATTATCACCTATATACAGTAGACGTAAAGTTGAATCGTTTAGTCTTGATAAATTTGTAAATGGCGGTTACTTGAAAGACGGTGGAGGCTTTATTTAATGGCTTATGATAAATCTAGTCCTTATGCACTAACAAATTATACTGATAATTATTTAGATTTTTTAACAATCAGACCTGTTCCAAAAACAGCAAATGATGTGTTATATACAATTGAACCTGTGTTTCATCAGCGTCCTGATTTAGCAGCAAAATATATTTACGGAAACCATAAACTTTGGTGGGTATTTGCTCAACGTAATATGGATATTTTAATTGATCCTATTTTTGATTTTAAAGCGGGTACAAAAATATACTTGTTAAATGGACCAGCTTTAAGAGATGTTTTAGGATTATGATATGCCAACAAATGAAGATATAATTAGGGCTTATGTTGCTGGAAATACAGACGATCTTAATGTAGCTGCTAGAGAGTTTAATGATGGCGAATACGGTCAACCTATTAATAAAACAACTTACGGCACGACAAATACTAAAGCACCAAATGAATTAGAACAGTATGCATCTGGTATGTTTAAATTTACATTAGCTGTGCTTTCTGGTACACAAATGGCATATCCTGAAAATACCTATAGAGCAGGTCAAACAGTTAAAACAATTTTACAAAGCGGCGGCGGATTAGGTGCTACAAAGGCAATAACTGCATATGAAGGTGCAGGAAGAATAGAATATTATATAGATGATATTGACATAGAAGCTATTATTGCACCTACAGGTGCGCAACGAGCAACTAACGCAACTAACATTGCCTTTAAAATTGTAGAACCATATAGTATGGGATTGTTTCTTCAAACCTTACAAATTGCAGCAGCTGAAGAATATAGAAATTATTTAGAAACACCATTATTGTTAACTTTAGAATTTTTAGGGCAAGATGATGACGGAAATTTTATAGGTTCATCTTCAAAAAGATATTTTCCTCTAAAGTTAGTAAACATGGATATGAATGTTTCAGGTGGAGGCACAGTATACGATGTACAAGCTGTACCTTACAATGAAGTTGCTCTTGTAAATTCTATACAAACAATGCAAAATGATATTGAATTAACCGGGTCTACAATAGAAGAAATTTTAGAATCAGGTTCACAAAGTTTGTCTAAAACAATTAACGATAAATTTATTGAACAAATTGACGTAGGGCAAGGAACAAGACCTAGCGAATTTGTAATAATATTTCCTGAAGATGTTAATGGTACTAGCGGCGTAGCAGGTGCATCATCAACTGATAGAACATCTGTCCAAGGTGCATTGTATGATTTGACTCAGACAGGTAATAATACACAAGTACCTAAATTTAATATAGGTGATCTAGGTATAGGTGTAACAAATGCACAAAACACACAGGCAGTAACTAGAAGTTCTCAAGAATATATTGCAAAGCAAAGTAATATTTCTAGTAGACTTAAAGAAGCTCTTGGTAGTACTGTAAACGAAATAGGAAAAGCTACATTAGCTAATAGTATAGATGTTCCAGGTAACCACCCTTTAAACAAGGCAGGGTTAACATATAATGAAAATACGTTATTATTTGAAAACGATAAAATGAGTGTAAGTCATGATCTTAGAACATACACTTTTCCTAAAGGAAGCAAAATACAAGATATTATTGAAGAATTAGTCATTATTAGTGACTATGGTAAGAAATTTGCAGATCCAAAACCTGACAGAAATGGAATGGTAGATTGGTTTAAAGTTGAAACTGAAGTATATCCTATTGCAGATGCAGAAGAACAAAGACGTACAGGATCAAATCCAAAAGTATATGTTTATAAAGTTGTTCCATATAAAGTACACATGGCAACAATTAGTAGCCCTACCGTAACTGCTCCTGGGTTTGATCGATTATTTGAGCTTGCTAATAAGCAATATGATTATATATACACTGGTGCTAATAATGATATTTTAGATTTTGAAATTAGTTTAAACAACCAATTTTTTAGTGCGTTAAGTGCAGATGGAGATTCATTATCGGCAACTAGCGTAACTTCTACAAGAAGCGGTACATCTGTAAACGGAGAAGTCCCTGCAATACCGAACCAAGGCGGAAGTGCTGGTAACAATGGAGGTAGATCGGGTCCTATTGGTAGACACGACACAGGCAGATTTGGCGGAGGCGGCAATGAAAGTGTTGCTACAAGAGTTGCAAGAACATTTCATGACAGCATAGTTAACAGTAAAGTGGATCTAGTTACGATTAATTTTCAAATAATGGGAGATCCTTATTATCTTGCTGACAGCGGAATGGGAAATTATAATAGCCGTCCGGGTACACTTAATGTAACAGAAGATGGACAAATGGATTACCAGCGTAGTGAAGTAGATATTATAATAAATTTTAGGACACCTATTGATTATAATGACGACACCGGGTTAATGGATTTTCCCGAAGATACAATTCCTGTTGAGCCGTTTAGCGGATTATATAAAGTTATACAAGTTCAGTCTAAATTTTCAGGAGGAAAATTTACACAAGAACTAGAGTGCATACGTAGGATCAATCAAGAAGGTACATCATCAGGACCAAGTGCTGCTAAAACCTTTAATGGAGATAGGAGTGTGCTTGACGATGCTGGACAAGCATCAGGAACACCAGCTGCTGCAAATGCTCAAAATAATCCTACAATCAAAGAACAAGTTGAAAGAGTAAGAACTCAGCGTACTGAAAATGCTAATAATAGATTACAAGATATAAGACGCGGTGTATTAAGAGGATTTTAATGAAAGACGGTAGAAGTAATAAACAAAAAAGTTTAGAAAGACTAGATAATCCGGGACCTTACGAAGCACTAATTGTAAGTCATCTTGATCCGTATTATGGTGGCGCATTAGAAGTAGAACTTTTGAAGAGCAGTAGTGCTGGTAATAGTCCAGAAAAGTCAGGACAACTAGTAACAGTTAAGTATTTAAGTCCGTTTTACGGTGTAACACCGTTAGCAGGAAGCGGAAAAGTAGATCAATATAATGCTACTCAAAAAAGTTACGGATTTTGGGCAGTGCCTCCGGATATCGGTACAAAAGTTTTAGTTATTTTCGCTGAAGGAAAAATAAACCAAGGATATTGGATAGGATGTGTGCAAGATACACATATGAATTTTATGATTCCAGATGGTAGAGCAACAACTGCATATAACAAGGAACAAACAAAACTTCCTGTAGGTGAATTTAATAAGCTTCTTGAAACAAGAGGTGATCATCCTACTGCATTTAATAAACCTATAAATGTAGATTATGCTAATAAGATGTATGAACAGGGATTAGACAAAGACGAAGTTAGAGGGTTAACAACTACTAGTGCAAGGCGTGGAGCTATTTCAAATGTTTATGGCTGGAGTACTCCTGGACCTGCAGATAAAAGAGATGGTTCACCTAGAGTAAGATACGGTGATAAAGACAGTAAGGCTAGAGTTCCGGTAAACAGACTAGGTGGTAGTAGTTTTGTTATGGATGACGGAGATGAAACTCAGCTACGTAGAGGTCCAGCAAAAGATACCCCTATGGAATATACTAATCAACGTGCTGGAGAACCAGGCGGTGACAAAACTTTACCTGCTAATGAACTTACTAGGATACGAACAAGAACAGGTCATCAAATATTATTACACAACACTGAGGATTTAATTTATATTTCTCATGGCAGCGGTAATAGTTGGATAGAAATGACTGCAAATGGCAAAATTGATATCTATGCAAAAGACAGTATAAGTGTGCATAGTTCGCAAGATCTAAATTTCACAGCTGATAGAGATATTAATTTTACTGCTATGCGAGATATTAACACTGTAGTTGGTCGTTCACATAGTGAATCGGCGGGTGATAAAAGAAATATTAAAACAGGAACACATACTGCTATTAGTGCAGGAACAAGTTTTAATGCAAATGCTCAAAGTACTATTTCAATGTATAGTGAAGATAGCACAACAATTCTTGCTCAAGGAGAAATGGCACTTCAAAGCAGCGGAAGTTTGTTTTTAGGATCAACCGGAAATATAAACATAGACGGTTGTGCCGGAATGTTTATTACTACTGACGGAAACGGACATGTTAAAGCACTAGGCAATTTGACTGTTGATTCAGATGGCGATATAAGCAACAAAGCTGGCGGCATAATGAAAAGTGAGAGCGGCGGTGCCATGGGGTTAAGAGCAGGCGGTAACATTTTGCAAACTGGTGCAGAGATACACTTAAACGGACCTGCTGCTCCAAGTGCAGCAAGTGCAACAGTTGCAGGAGCAGCATCTCCGATAACACCTGTAGCACCTGAGCAAGCACTACAAACAACTAGACGACCGATGCACGAACCTTGGTATCAGCACGAAAATACTAATCCACAAGTATATACACCAGAATATACAGAAGCAGGAAAACAAGGTATAGAAAGTTTTGCTCCAGAAAAACCAGATACTTTCTTGAGACAAAGTAATGTTACCGGTACAAACGCACCATTCGGATCAGATAATAATGTTCCGGGACAACAAGTTCCGGGCAGTGGATATGCAAGCTCAACAACACCTGGAGGTGTTTCCCAAACGTATAATCCATCTAATGCTTCGCCTATTCCTACTGGTACTCCTGAAGAAATATCAGACAAAAAAGAACGTGCAAGAATATTTGCAAGCTCGTTGCGTACTATAGCAGGATTTAATGAAGAATTTGTCAAAGCAGCTATTGCTTGTGCAAATACAGAAAGTGAAATTAATTCAACAGAAGAAAGCGGATACGGCGGAACAAGCAATGATAGAATCCGTAGTATTTTTAGTGCTGCAAGAACTGTTAGTGACGAACAATTAACTCAGATTAAAGCAGATAAATTTCAATTCTTTGAATTAGTTTACGGCTACCAAAGTAGAATTGGACCTGGAATGGGTAATACTGCTTCAGGAGATGGAGGAAACTATATAGGTAGAGGATTAATTCAGTTAACCGGTAAAGCAAATTATAGAAAGTACGGCGAACTAGCGGGTGTAGATATTGTTTCTAATCCGGGACTTTTATTAAGTGACTTTAAACTATCTTGCGATGTGTGTGCAGCTTACTTGAAAGATCGTTATATAGATAAAGGTAGGGGAGTATTAGGAAATATGAGATTGTGTATTGCTGGTACAGAGCGTGGTTATCAGCTAGGTAGAGATCATGACTTGCAGTTTGCAGCAGTATTAGATTCAGATGATACATGGTATAATCAGCCAACATATCCGAGAGGTATAGGATATGTGTAATGTAGTAATTCCAGCAAGTCCTGTAATAAGTCCGAATGTTCCTATCTATACAGATGAAATTCGTAATCTTGAAGCTGAAAGATTTAATTATGATGGACCCTTTGAACAAGATTTAGAAGGAGACATACCTTTAAGTCAACAAGGACAATTTTTAAGTTATAACAATCAAAGCGGAACAGGTGAAGGTAGTATACCGGGTGATGGAACTTCAGAAACCTATCAAGGCGCAGAAGTAACAGGTGATGTTCCGCAAAACCCAGGATATGAAAGATTAATAGGTATTTTAGAAAGTGTACTAACTCAAGACTGGACTGAAAAGGGAAGACCTGGTAATCCAAGAATATTGCAATGCTATAGAGTGTGCGGTAATGCATATGAACAAGATCAAAGTGCAATGGCATATGCATGGTGTGCAGCATTTGTTAGTTGGGCATTAGAAGAAGCAGGCATTGGCGGATTAAAGAGTATGAGTTCTCAGGCATATAAAAATTATGGAGCAGAAGTAGGATGGAGAAATACTTCAGAGATCCGTAAAGGTGACGTAGTAGTTTTTAAGTCAAAAACAAGAGGTGGCGGACACGTTGGTTTTGTTTGGGAAGTAGATAAAACAAACCAGCGATTCAAAGTGCTCGGAGGAAACCAAGGCGACAATGCTAAAATTTCAAACTATCGTTTTGAATCTAACAGTCAATACACTCTTACAATTAGACGCAACTGGGCAATACCAGCAGAAATGGATGTACCAATAGATGGTACTACTATTGCTGCAAACACAGGAGCAGAAGATTCAACTGTTTAAGGAAATAAAATGGCACAAGATTTGTATAAGAAAGTAAAAATTAAAAAGACAGCGCAAGCAGCTGAAACTATTCAGACCTGGTACAAAGGGTTTAGCACTGTAAACCCTGAAAACAATAGTTACAACATGTATGATATTGCGTTAATAAAACAAGACTTGTTAAATCATTTTCATATTAGGAAGGGTGAAAAATTATCCGATCCTGATTTTGGAACTATTATTTGGGACATATTATTTGATCCTCTAACCGATGGGCTAAAACAAGCAATAATTGAAGATGTTAATGCTGTTTTACAAAACGATACAAGAGTCACAGTAAACGAAGTTATTGTAGATGAGTATGATAATGGAATACAAATTGAAGCTACTCTAACGTATCTACCGTATAACATTACAGAATCACTACGTTTTGCATTTGATCAAAACAACGGATTAATATAATAGCACTTAATTGTTTACGATAAATATTAATAATT